TTCTGGGCCTGCGCCGCCAGGATGTAGGGCAGCAGGAGATGGGTCGTGGCGTCGGACATGGGATGGCCTTCAGAGTATCAGCATGACGGTCTTGGGCGCGCCCCGCCCCACGAGGGCGGACAGCTGGAAGATGCGGATGTCGAGCGTGTCACCGGGGGCGAGCGGCGCGCCCCAATCGGCGGTCTGCTGTGCAGCCGTGTAGACGGCGCTGGTGGTTGCCGTGCTCAGCACCCGCTTCACGGTCGCGCCGTCGAGGATCTCCACCTCGTAGGCTTCGAGTTCCTCGGCCAGTGGCACCTCAAGCCCGCTCCAGCTGTCGGCCGCGAGTGCCCGCGACCGGCGCGTCCAGCGGATGGTGAGATCGCCGGGCGAGCGCGGCACGCGCCATGGCTGTTCAACATGGGCGACCGAGAACGGCCGCAGCCCCACGCCCAAAGGCGTGAAGGCTTTTGCGACGTAGGTCTCGTCGCTCACCGGGCGGCTCGCGGGGCCGATGCGCCAGTTCCACGGGATGCCGAGATCGGCCTCGGCGATCGGCAGCGATGCGAGCGCGGTGTCCAGCACGACGACCCGCGCGCCTGCAGGCGCCGGGTTGCCCATCGCGCCCTCGGTGCCACGCTGACCCCGCAGGAGCCGGGTCAGGCGATAGCGGCTTGGGGCCAGAAGCTCTGCCACGCCCGCCTGCACGATCTCCCAGACGCCGGGCGCGCTCTTCTCGATTGCGAGCGCGTTCGCCCCGCCGAACAACATGAGGTCGGTGACGCTTTCCAGCGTGCCGGTCAACAGGTCGACCACCAGCGCGTTGCCGAGGTCGAAGCGCGACGTCGGCCCAGCGTAGAAGTCTGAGACCAACATCCCGATCCGGGCGCGGTTGCCAAACGACGTCAGCAGATCGAAGCCATCGGTCGAGGGGCTGCGGAACACCGCCATCTCGCCCGGCCAGGGAACGGCGTGCGCGGCGACCAGCGGGCGATGCGCGGGCCGGTCCTCGGTCAGCTGCGGCAGGTCCATCAGCACGGCATCCGGCGCGCCGAACACAACGGCCCGCGTCAGCGACGCCGCGCGCGGATCGCCGGGCGGGAGGTCGTAGGTCGCCCGGTCCTGGCGCACCGCCTCGATCCCGCGCGCCTCGGCGTCGGCAATGGAAACGAGCCGCAGATCGACCAGACGCCCGTCGTGCTCCAGCCGGATCGCATCGGCCGGATCAAGCGCGAGGCGCGAGGGCGGCAGACGGAACGCCGCTGTCTCGCGCCCCACCCACGCTTCCATCAGCGCGCGGCGGCAGCGGCGCTCTGCCTCCTCGGGCGGCACGGCCATCGGGAAGGACTCGGAGGCGATCCGGGTTGTGTCCACCGTGATGCGCCGGGCCTCGACGAGGGCCGCGTCGTAATCCTCATCGGCGCGGGCGATCTGCCACTTCAACGCCTGCGGCAGTTCGGTCTCCTGGCTGCGCGTCAGCTCCAGCACGTCGCCTTCGCGGGCGGCGACAAGATCGTCGGGCGCGAGGGTGGCGACGGACGCCCGTCCACGCATGATGAAGCGGATCACGCCCTCGGTCTCCACAGCGTCGAAGCCGAAATGCCGCGACAGCGTGGTGATCGAGGCGCGCGGGCTCTCCAGCGCCGTGATGGCGTATCCTTCGACCGCGCCCCAAAGGCCGGCAACGTCGATGCGGTCCTCGGTTAGCCCCGCCCTCAGGCAGAGATGCCGGACGAGTGCTGCCAACGAAACCGCGCCCAGCCGCCCGGTCAGCCAGTGGCCGAGCCGCCAGTTCGCCCCGTCGGTCCAGACGTCGGTGAGCGCCGGAAAGAACGGATAGGGCCGCGCGTCCCAGGTCCAGGCGGCGCATTCCGGCACATGCACCATGCGGCCGCCATAGACCGAGGACAGCGGGTTGTTCGCGGCCTCGCCCCACCAGAGATAGGTCGCCTCGAGATAGGCGCGCTGGATGGCGTCGTCCCGCCAGCCCCGCGAGAAATGCGGCGTGAAGCTCTCCGATGACTTGGGATCGAAGAAGACATTGGGCTGGTTCGTACCCCGGTCGATGGCCGGGCATCCGAGCTCGGTGAACCAGATCGGCTTCGACTGCGGCGCCCATGCAGTCGGCGTACCGCTCTCCACCCCGCCCGGCCGGTCGTAGTGCGCGTTCGACCACCAGGCGCGCAGATCCTTGTAGCGGTAGACCCATGGCTTGCTGGCGGCGCCGTCGGTGATCGGGGTGCGGACCTGCGCGGAGCGATCCGCCGCGCTGGCATAGAACCAGTCGAAGCCTTCGCCGCCCGCGATGTTTCCCTGCAGATAGGCCCGGTCGTAGATCGCGGGCCAGCCCTCGGCCGCGTCGAGATGCTCGAAGCCGTCGCGCCAGTCCGACAGCGGCATGTAGTTGTCGATGCCGACGAAATCGATCTCGGGATCGGCCCAGAGCGGGTCTAGGTGAAAGAACACGTCGCCGCTGCCGTCGCCCGGCTGGTGCCCGAAATACTCGGACCAGTCCGCCGCGTAACCGATCTTCGTCCCCGACCCGAGAATAGAGCGCACATCGGCAAGCAGGTCCCGATACGCCTGCACGGCCGGATAGGTGCTGGCTCCGGATCGGATCGTCGTCAGCCCCGGCATCTCGGTCCCGATCAGGAAGGCGTCGACCCCGCCCGCCGCCGCGCAGAGATGGGCGTAGTGCAGCACCATGCGGCGCAGGCCCCAGTCGCCGGATGGCCCGGTCCACGAAACCGACTGCCCCGAGACATTGAAGCTGGCTGGCGTCGCCGCGCCAAACAGAGCCGCGACCTGCGCGGCCGCCGTGGCGGTCTTGTCCACGGTCCCGGCGAAACCCGCTGCAGGCGAGCAGGTGATCCGGCCGCGCCAGGGGAACGCAGGTTGGCCCGTCTCGGCGGCGTTGTCGGAATACGGGTTCGGCAGCGTGTTGCCGGGCGGCACGTCCATCAGGATGAAGGGATAAAAGGTCACCCGCAGCCCACGCGCCTTCATCTCCTGGATCGCCTGCACCACCGCGAAGTCGGACGGCGTGCCGCCATAGACCGGGCGGTCCTGATCGTCGCGGCTGACGAGGAAGGCGCTGGCGCGGCTGACGCCGTTCACCGACCAGGTGGCGGGCGTGGTCGACTTGGCCGAGACCTCGACGCCGGGCCGCACCTTGCACGACCCCGCGCGCAGATCGTCGCCGAACCAGGCCACCACGAGGCTGACGCTCTCCACGGCCGGGGCCATCGCCTGCAGCCGATCGAGCGCCTCCACCATGTCGGTGGAGTCGGCCAGCGCATTCAGGTTCTCGGGCACCGTCGCACCGCCGTCGGTCTTGCGGGTCGCCTGCGTGGCGTAGGTGAACTCGCCGGATGCCGGGATCATGGTGACGGCGCGGGTCAGCCCCTCGGCAGTGTCGGGATCGGCCAGCGGCCGGAACACCTCGAAGGACAGCTGCGGCAGGCGGTTGCCGTAGGTGGAAAGCGCCAGTTCCTCGAAGACGACATAAGCCGTGCCGCGATAGGCGGGCGTGTTCGCCGCGCCCATCCTGGTTGCGATGAACGGATCGGGGCTCTGTGCCTCGTCGCCCGGATACCAGCGCCAAGCGACGCCGGAGAGGTCTATCGGCTTGCCGTCGGCCCAGATGCGCCCGATGCCGGTGATCGGCCCCTGGCAGAGCGCCACGGCGAAGCTGGCGTAATAGAGATACTCGGTCGTCTTGACCTTGCCGCCTCCGCCGCCCTTGCCGCCGCCCTGCGTGGTGGTCTTCGTCTCCTCGCGGAAATCCGTCGCCCAGATGAAGTTGCCGCCCATCCGCATCCGGCCGTAGAGCCGCGGGATGACCGCGCCTTCCGTGGCCGAGGTGATGCGCAGCGTGTCGAGCCGCGCGCCCTCGATGCGCTGCGTGGGCGCCAGCGACGAGATGATCCAGCTGTCGACGACCGAGCCGATGCTGGAGCCGATGAAGCCGCCGATCGTTGCGGCGCTGACGCCAAGGATCGCGCCGCCGATCGAACCGCCGATGGCGGCGCCAGCGGCACCGAGGACGAGGGTGGCCATATTGGGGGTCTCAGCGTTCCGGGAACAGGAAGGCGAAGGCGATGCGCCTCCGCCAGGCGTTGGTGAGCGGTTCCTCGATCACGCCGAGCCGCTCATAGGCGTGGAGGAAGGTGTCGGGGCCGGTGAGAATCCCGACATGCTTGGCGATGGCGCGAGGCTTTATGCGGAACAGCACCAGCGCGCCGGGACCCGCCTCGGCGGGCGACACCTCGAACATCATCCGGCGCGCGCCTTCCGCCAGCACCTCGCGCGGGCCGGTCTCGCCCCAGTCGCGACTGTAGGCCGGGATCGGGAACGGCTCGGGGCCGACGACTTCGCGCCAGACGCCCCGGGCCAGCCCGAGGCAGTCGCAGCCGACGCCGCGCAGGCTGGCCTGGTCGTGATACGGCGTGCCGAGCCAGGTCTGGGCGATGGCGATGACGCGGGCGGGATCGGCCAATGCGAGGGGTTGCGTCACAGCACGCCTCCCTCGTGGCCGCCGTCCTTCGTGGCATAGCGCAGCACGGCGTCCTGACCAGGGATATGCGGGAAGCCGCGGAAATTAGCGGTGTTCGCGAACTTCTCCCCGCAGGTCTCCATGCGCTTGTCGCAGCCCGCGCGGATTGTGAAGGCGTCGCCCTCGGCGATGGCCCGCACTGGCGCTTCGAGCAGGGTCAGAACAGCGATGCCGTCCGTCACGTCATGGCCGAGCACCTCGGTACGCCGCCCGGCGTTCGCGCCGCTCGTCCAGTGCAGCGTGCCGAAGGTAAACCAGCCGGAGGTGAATGCGCCCAGCCCCGAGGCGGTGAAGGCCCGGTCGCGCAGAAGGTCGATGACGGCGCCCGTTCCCTTGTAGGCGGGATCCTCCAGATCGACGCCGCAGCGCGCGTCACCGAGCGCCGCATCGCAGGTCGCCTGGAACGTCCGCCCAACGGTCTGGCCGAGGACGTGGGCGAGCGAGCGGACCTCAGCGACGAAGGCCAGCCGCCCGCGCCGGATCTGACCGATGGCGCCCCGGCGCATCAGCACCCGCTGGCTCGAGTCGGCCCAGTTTACGCGCCAGACCTCGACCTCGGCGTTGTCCCAGCGGCCGTCGAGGATGTCGGTCTCGGTGATCCGGTCCGAGGTCAGCACACCCTCGGCGTCCTGCGCATCCACCGACAGGTCAGAGCCAGAGCGGACCTCGGAGGCTGTCAGCCCGCTCTCGGGTTCGAAGTCCGTGCCGTCGAAACTCAGCGTCCGGTCGTGGTCGGTGAAACCGAAGGTGACGCCGTCGGCCCGGGTGATCCGCCAGCACCAGGCGAGCGTAGTCGTACCCTGGTCGAGATGGGCCTGCAGGGCGGGGTCGAGGGTTTTCATCGGCGCAGTTCCAGCAGCGGGATGGAGGTGATCGAGCCGAGCCGCTCGAGGTCGAGCGTCACGTCGAGCACGTCGGTGTCGAAACGGACCGGCACGTCGAACTCGAAGCCCGTAGTGATCGCGACGCCAGCGCCGGGCGCGGCGCTGAAGGTGACGACGCCGGTGGCGGTGTCGACTGACCAGCCGGAGGGCTGCTCGACGCCTGCCAGCGCCATGCGCACGCTGCCCGCCACCGGCTTGGCGATGGCGCGTGTCCAGGATTGCGCGCCGGAGGCGTAGCGCTTGACTAGCTGGAAGGCGGTCGTCGCGCCATCGCCGGCGCCGATCGCCTGGTCGGTGGGCAACGGCGTCTGGGACGGCAGGCATGATTTGAAATCGCCCCAGTCCTTGAAGCGGAAGCCATGCAGTCGACCGTTGCGCGCCTCGAAGAAGGCGACGACCGCCGCCAGATCGTCGGCGCGTCGGATACCATAGGCCACATCATAGCGGCGGCGCGAATTGGCCCAGCTGGCATTGCGCTCTTCGTCGCCCGAGGCAAGCTCGACGATCTGGGTGCGCCGCTCGGGCCCGCCCCGCGCGCCGCGACTGATGTTGTCGGGAAACCGGACCTCATGAAACGCCATCACATGCCTCTCCGCCCGAGGGACACGGCGCGGGCGATGTCCGCCGCAACCTGCGTCCTCGATTGCCGGAAGCTCTCGGCGTCACGGGCCATGATGGTGACGTTGATCCCACCGCCCTCGCCATACGATTGCGCCTCGCGCCGCGACAGCACTCGCTCGCCGCGCTGCAGGATCGCAGGAACCTCGTCGTGGCGAAGCCCTGCAACGCCGCCAGAGTGAAGCCGGGGCGCAGCCGCGAACGCCATCGCCGGAACCATCCGGCTTGGCCCGGAGTCTCCAACCATGCCGCCCGCATGCAGGATGTTCGCGAAGATACCACCCGCGCCGCCAAGCGCGCCGGAAAGCGCATTGGCGATCGGCCCCAGGATGAACCGACGCGCCGCCAGCTTGGCGAGATCGGCCAGCAGCGAGGTGACGAGATCGCGGAAATCCAGCTTGCCGGTTTTCACGAATTCGCCGACCGCATTCTCCGCCGACTGGAACGCGCTGACGAGGCTCTGGCCGATATCACCGCCGATGTCGCGCGCCTTGCCGGCATAGTCGGACAGAGCCGCCGTGA